TAATAAATCTTTTAACTTGCTCATTATGATGCCTTCCTTGATTTGTTGATCTTATACTCAGCATCATCTATAGCATCTTTTAAAATAGCCAAAACTTCCTTGTCGTAACTACCAGCTTCAAGCAAAATTCCAATAGCTAAGTTATTTACCAACAAGTAAGCACCCAGTATTGGGTTCATTTCCTTAGATTTTTTATCAACAACACAATCTTGGGCGTAAGTTTGTAAAGTCTCAGCCGCTAATTTAGATGCCAGGTCGTTGTTATGATCTATATCTTTCTCTGTACTCTTGTCCATATTTCTCTCCATAAAATAAATATACCTTTAGTATAATGATATATGTTTACATGTCAAACGATATAATGTAATATCTAATATTAACTTTTGGAGAAGTAAATGAAAAATAAGAATGAAGTAATAGATGCGGCTATGTCAATGATAGGCACCATGAATGAAAATTACATAAACTCGCTTGTAAATACCAAGCCTGAGCCAAAGTATTCGTATGAATTTAATAATGATCTTATGGCATTTAAAAGATTGCAGGCTTTTGTAAATTTTGTTAGGGAACATAATCCAGCCTTATTTGAGAGTGCCTACAGGTATGTAAATGAGGTTGTTGTAGACAATGAGTAATGCTATAAGGTTCTACGTTTTTAAGGCTGTAACACCAGGTGGTGTCTACAGTCTTAAGTTCTTACCTTATGATGCAACCAAGTTTGATCTGATGGGACCAATACAAAAGATGCCACAATTTCAAGATGAAATACTCAGAGCTATGCAAAAGAATACAGACGGCTATACACCTATGTATAATAAAAACAAATCAGTCCAGGAAAACCTCCAAGACCTACACGATCATCTTGGCTACTGGCCAATACCTTTAACACATAAGTATGTGTACGAAGATATAAAAATTAAATACGAAGACGATGGACCTGACTCTATTCACCATCGTTGGGATGATGAAATACCATTTTAAGGAGCAATTATGAATATACCAGAATTAGAAGAATACAAATCAGAAACAAGAGGGGAAGCTCTTGTCTACGCTGATATCCCCAACGAGATATATCACTCTGAGGTGGGTATCAGCAGTAGCACTTTACGTAAGTTTGGTCATTCGCAACTCCATGCAGTTAATGAAGTGCAAAAGACTACAGATGCTATGAACTTTGGGACTGCTGCTCACTATATGTTAGTAGAAGGCGAAGAAGTATATATGAATGAGGTAGCTGTATTGATGGGATCGCCTTACACCAAAGCCTATAAAGAGAACAAAGCTGACATGCTAGAGCGTTATGATTGCGTGATTAAAGATGCAGAAGACAATCATATCAGAGGTATGAAGGCCAACATCATTGATGAAGCTGACATGTATCTACAAGCAGACGGCAAACTCCCAGAAGCCAGTTTCTTTTGGTATGAAGATAAAGTCTTATGTAAATGTAGGCCAGACCTTATATGTCCGCCATTCAAAGGCTTATCAACACCTGGAGAAATCTATGTTGTTGACTACAAGACCACCAAGTCATGCGATCCTAAACAGTTTGCAGACTCTGTGAAGCATTGGGGCTATGACATGCAAGCAGCTTGGTATCGTCGAGGTATGCAGAAAGCTGGCTATGTTGTCAAAGAATTTGCCTTTGTTGCGCAAGAAAAGTTACCACCTTATGCCAGTAAGATATTTGTTATTACAGATGAACAGATGGATAAGGCTTGGGATCGTATGCAAGTATTCTTAGATGCTTATAATAAGTATTTAGATGATGGGCAGACCAGTATCTATAACTCAGGTAGCATTGTTACCTTAGACCTGGAAGATTAATGCTAGAGCGTATAAGTAAACTAATAGACAGATTGTTAGAGTGGTCTTTGCAAAGAACCGCAAATAAATTATCAAGGAGAAACAAATGAAACTACAATTTAATAAAGAAAAACAAAATACCCAAGGTGTGCAGTTTAGAATAGACCCAATTACAAGCCAAAACCTAACTGCATTAAGAAATTATTATTCTGAGCAGGCAGGCAGAAGAGTTACAACGGGTGAAATTTGTAAGCAGTTAATTAATTTACATGCAGAGGAACTAAACAATGAATGATCCAGTAAATCCAAATCATTATAAAGATGGCGCTGTAGAGTGCATTGATGCAATAGAGTCCAGTATGACACCTGAAGCTTTTGCTGGTTATTGTAAGGGTAATATACTCAAATACATCTGGCGCTATGAAAAGAAGGATAAGCTAATCGGACTTAAAAAAGCTCAGTGGTATTTGAATATGCTAATTGAGATAGAAGATAAAGACACACCAATGCCTGATGATGAATGGAAAAGGGTTTAGTCTTTGTGCAGATTAATAAAGTATTCAGCTTCTACTACAGCTAAAGTTTTAGATCTATTTCGTTTAATAATAACTAATGGCTCATGCTCGCCGCAGTTAGCAGATGCCTGGTCATAAGCCTTCCAGATATTTAAAGCTTCCTGGCATTTACATTCTATAGAATAAGGAAAAGCATCTCTTGCCTCTTTACTCATAATCACATCTTCGCCACCAGCTCCCATTGAGGTTGATCTTACATTCTCTGGATGTATGTCCAAGAGTTCTATAAGTTTATCTCTAACCCATTGCTGAAGTTTGCGACCTTTTTGTTTTGCTGATTGTGGTTTCATAAGTAGATGCTAGGTGGGGTTATGGATTGTATTATACGGAGTTATACATTTACCCTAGAGGCCCCTAGCAAGCCTATTGTTTTATATCGAAGGTTTGCCTGTCTCCGCAGCAGCCATACTTGGTGGTACATCAGCCTGTGTAGGCGGAGTAAAACCATCATCCTTCGGCGTTCTAAATGCAACTATCTCATTAGAAGTTTCACGATAATCTTCGTTAGGATTATCGCTATTATCTTTCTCTGAAACAGTAACCAGTAAAGTTTTACCTTGTAGGTCCGTTGCATCATCTGGTGCATTAGTCATACCAAGAGCAGTAAGAAGTCGTTTAAAGTCAGACTGTGCATAGCCTCTAACTTCTTCTTTAGGGTGCCACAAAGAAAAATACTTTCTTAGGACCCAGCCATTGTACTTAGGCTCATTGTGAACTTTACATTCAAGCTTAATGCTTTCATTGCCAGCAGCAGATGTGTATTTCTCACATGTATAAATAATACAATTATAATCACCTTTCGGTATATAAGGCTGTGAAGCCTCCATTTCTGATTCCATATTAGCGAAATCCATTCCATCAAAGTCAGACATTATGCTTCTCCTTTAAATCCTAACTTGTTAATAATTAATGATAAGTCTGGCTTCTCAAGAGGCTCCAACTTACCACTCCTATCCTTAGCTATATAATTAGAGCCAAGAGTTGTTTGCAACCAACGTTCCGTTGTCTTCTTACCTTTATCATCTTCAACATCAAATGTTCTAAGACATAAGACTTCATCAAAGAAGTAAGGTATTTGAGTTGGTAGTTTTGCTCCAACCATCATTGGTTGATAGTGCAACATACCAGTTGCTTCATCTCGTACTTCTTGCTGTTTAGCAATAAATACTACATGAATAGGTAGGTCCCTAAATCTACGCATGGTCTTGGTCATTATCTGAATAACCTCGCCATAAGCTTTTCTTGGGTCCTTATTCTTTTTGAACTCATTTGCTAAAACAATCTCTGACATTTCTGTCACGCTGTCTAAACAAACAGTATCATAGTCTAACTTGCCACTTTCTAATAGCTGAGCTATCTCTTCTATTTCAGCTGCCTCTTTGACTTCAATAGCAGTCACGTTCTTAGCATCTTTAATAGATAGAAGACCAGCTTCCATACTTATAACAAGAGTCTTGCCTGGCACAGTTTGACACAGAGTTGTTTTACCACCACCTGAGATTCCGTAAACCAATAGCTTGGCCCCTTGTGATTCGACTAGCTCACTCGGGCTTTTTATACGACTTATAATATCGCTCATACATATCCTCCAAAAGATAAAATATTAGTATACAGAGTAAAAATCTATCTGTATACTCATTGTTTAAAATAAATTTATTACAAAAAGCAACCATGAGCAAAGTAGATAAAAACCAATGGAAAGTGAATTATTTATACAGGCTTCAACAGTTATGTAACAAAGATTTAGACGTCTTATATGCTAACAAACTAGAGCCAGAATACAAGGAGAGAGAAGTGAATCGTATATCTTTAAGAGATTATATTGCCTATATAGGCAACGCTGGAGCAGCAAAGTTATTTGAATGTTCTGAAGCAACGGCAAAGTCCTGGAGGTATGGCCAAAGGCAACCATCCATCAAACAGGCGAAGAAGATAATCAAGGCAGCAGACGGCAAGCTAGACTTTGAATCTATCTATGGATCACTTGAAACTACATTTGAAGAATAGTAGAAGTGTTCAACGTCAAAGCAACAGCAGAAGATTCTGCGTTGGACTTAGCGCTTGCTTATGCGGAGTCAGGATTTAGTGTAGTTCCGTTACAACGCCATAATAAGGTCCCACCAAAAGGACTAGGCAGTTGGGAAAAGTATAAGAGCGAACAGCCAACAACAGAAGATATAACAAGATGGTTCAAAGGCCGTGATGATTTAGTCGTAGCCTTAGTAACTGGAAAGTTCTTAGTTATAGATGCAGATACACCAGAGGCAGTTATATGGGCTGCCAATAATTTACCAGTCACCCCATTAAAGGTAGCTACTGGTAAGGGTATGCACTACTACTACAATAACCCAGAAAATTTCACGACTTATGTTGCAAGGAGAACTGCGGATTTTGATCCTGCGAAGCTCATTGATATAAGAGGCGTCGGTGGTCTGATTATTGCCCCCTATAATATTCATGCTACTGGCGCTATTTATGAACCACAGGTCATACCAGGTTGGGAGTTGTATGACACAGGAGATTTACCAGACTTTAGCCGTGAGGATTGGGTCAAGGTAACAGGTGCAGACAAGATCAATGGCAAACCCATTGCTACACCATTATCTTTAGAGGCAGCAGCAGAAGGTAGTCGTAATGATACAGCAGCAAGATTAGCAGGATATCTGATAGCCAAAGGCTTGAATGTAGACTTTGCACAATTCTTTTTACAGTCATGGAACAGAACAAACAAACCACCTTTATCTGATACGGAGATAGCGACTACTGTAAATTCTATAATGAAAACCCATGAGCGTAAGAACCAAGCGGCTCCTACCTACATGTCCAAGAACAGAGTTATCAAAGAGCCAGAGAACCTCTACTCACCACCAGGCATACTTAAAGACATCTACGAATACTCTGAAAGCATAGCGCAGATTTCACAGCCAGCACTTAGCTTGCAATCAGCTTTAGGTCTGGCCTCAGTTGCAGCAGGTCGTATGTATAAATCAGATATGAACAACTACTCGTCTTTGTATTTTATGTGTATCGCCAAGTCAGGTCAGGGCAAAGAGAATACCAAGACTGTTATTGAATCTATCTTAGATGCTTCTGGTCATGTGGACCTTATGGCTGGAGATGGTTATACATCAAGTGGCGCTGTTTATAGTCTGCTACGCCATAGACCAACTCATATTACTGTAATGGACGAGTTTGGTAAAAGATTAGAGAGTATAGCCAAGTCATCCAACTCTAACAAAGAAGACGCCCTACAGGTTCTCATGGAGTCTTGGGGTCGTTGTCATGGCACTATTAGACCTGATAACTATTCGCTTATGAATATGTCTAGCAAACAACAAGAAGAGGCTATGGATAGATCTACCATCAAGCCAGCTATAACACTTATGGGTATGAGTGTGCCTAAGAATTTTTACGGCGCTTTATCTACAGGTAGAATTGTAGACGGCTTTTTAAATAGGTTTATTGTGGTTGAGTCTAAGCTACCTAGAGTTGTAGGCAGAATGGTGCCGTTTATAGAACCATCTTATGAGATATGTGAATGGGTTAGGAAGATGCGAGAAACTAAGAATGAAATGGAAGAGCTTGCCAAGAACAACTCAGAGATGGACTTCAAGCAACGTATCTTGGTCTTTGATGATGAGAGTAAAGAGTTACTAACCAAGCTTGCATACAAACTTATAGAAGAACAAGACGCTTTAGAGAAAGATGGCTTAGAAGTATTGCTATCAAGAACTAGAGAAAAGGCCATGCGTTTAGCTTTGATATGTGCATTGGCTGACAATCCAAAGACAAGAGTTATCAGAAGCGACATGACCAAGTGGGCTATTGATTATGTTTACTACTATGACCAACTGCTTGTAGATAATTGTGAAGACAAGGTAGCTGGCTCAGAAACAGAAGGTAAGATTAAACAGGTGCTTAGCTTTATTAGATCGCAAGGTGAGATAGGTATAAGTAAGCGTGATATAGATAGACGTGAAATCTTTAGAAGTATGAAGTCATACGAAGTCAAAGAGATTATAGAAAGACTTAAAAACTCTGGAGAAATCCAAGAGAAAGATGTTAAGACTAAAACTACAGGCAGACCAACTAAACGTATTGTGGCGATTGATCCTGAGTTTTTTGATGACTAAGCTAGTCTGCCTAAGCTTTCAGCTATATCCTCGTTAAGAGAAGATCCACCTAACAAACTTCTGCTTATAGGAGCCTGAGTATTTTGACCAAGTGGATTTGTAGGCATAATGTCTGGTAAATCTGGTATAGCATTTGAAAGAGGTTTTGTTACCTGCTCTACCTGTCCTCTTAATTCTTCTGCTGTCGCTTGATTTTCTGGTGATTCTATTTGTTTTCTTAATTCTTGATCTAAAGAAGTTTTTGCAACGTTCCCACTTTCCTGAAGACTTTGAGCTGCTGTTAGCCTAAGCGCTTTTTCAAAAGCATCTATGACCATCATAGTTGAGCTTGTATCAGTATTTGCCATCATTTTAACAATTCTAGGATTTGCAAATACATTACTAAATACTTTTAATCCTAAAATAGTTGGCATCAAAGAAATGTTAAGAGCTTGCGCTCCAATAGCACCAGCAACAATTCCACCAGCTGTTAATCCTTGCGCTGCTCCAACTTGTAAATCTAATGATTGTTGTAAAGCTTTAAATGCAAGTAACTGTTCTTTGCCAAACATAGCTTCAAGAGTTTCATCTCCATAAGATTTTAAAGCAGTTTTAAGATTATTAGGCTTAAATATATCTGAAAGTTTAGATGTAGATTTTAAAGAACCAACACTTACGGCTTCTGTTAGAAGTTGGCCCATAGCGTTCTCTTGTATCTGCGCAAATGTTTCTGGTGCTAATTTTTTATTTTTTACCATTTGTTTTATTAAATTAATATCAGCAGCAGAGTTTGGTCTAAAAATAGTAGCTACAACTTTTTCTGGAGTTTGGTTGTTTATGTTTTTTATAAATTGTTTTTTACTAAAATCTTCTGCAACTTGTAAAAGAGTTGCTTTTTGTTTTAGAGTTTTTAAAATTTCATTTGCAACATTAATTTCTGGAATAAAATCTTTTCCATCTCCAGGTCTTGCACCCATAATGTATTTTTCTGGTTTTTGTTCTAATCGTAAAAGAAATTCATCTAAATCTTTTTTGCTAATCTTTGGTTTAAGTGCGTTTATATCATCAAGCAATGCAATATTTTGATCGTACTTATTTCCAAATAACTCTCTTAATGTAGAATTACCATCTTTGCTGTCATATTTTTTTATATTTTTACTAAGGGCTACAGGGTTTATTAATTTAGTTGCTGGATCTGTGCTATTTGCAATAGCATTTTTAAATAACAAGCCTGTTAACTGACCTCTATACATTTCTTTTTTTGTTGGATCTACAGCATTTAAAATTTCTTTTACTTGTTTGCCGCTTACAGGATTATCAATAAAGCCAAATATTTCTTCTGCATCTAACTTACCATTTCCTCCATTAGCAGCTTTAACTCTATTTACTATATCTTTATAAACAGTACCTTGAAATTTACCTATATTTGTAGCAAAGTCTTGATCGGCAGCTTTTAAAGCACCTATTGCGCCTTGTGCACTTTTTAAAGATTCAGCACTTAAATCTTGCCCAACAAATGCTTTTTTATTAATTATATCTTTAAATAAATTGTCAATTTCTTCGTCAGCTTTTCCAACAGCTCTGTAGATAGAGCCGCTTACTTGTCCTCTAGCATAAAGATCATTCTTTACTGCTTTAAATTCTTTTCTGGCGTTTACAAGTTTTTGTAAATTATCTACCTTACCTTCTGCTAAATCTTTTATTTTTTTGTAAGCAGATCCTGCGTATTTAAAATACTCATCTTCTACATTAAAAGTATCAAAAATTTCTTTAAATCTACTTTTCTCTGCTTGTAAAGCTTTGGTTATTGTTTCATCTCCAATACTATTTTTTAAAGCATTAATAGATTCATCGTATAATTTTTTATTACTAACACTCCATGTAGAATAACTTTCATACATTATGTCTTGAAGTTCTTGTTTTAATTCTGCTCCTTCTTTTCTTAAACCTTTATAGTTTAAACCTCTAACAGTATTCATTTCATCAAGCATCATTTTTAATAGATCATCTAATCCTTCATCTGATGTCATTAATGCTTTATCTAAATCAGATTTGAATATTTTTAATTCTTGGTTTGCTGTTTTTCCTATAGCTCCAGATGAAACAAATTTATCTATTGTTGCATTTTTGTTTCCTATAGATTCAAAAAATCTATTCATGTTTTGTATTAAATTTGTCCTAACTCTTTTCTCTCTTGGTGATGCGCCTGTAACGGCCTCAGCAATAGATTGTCCCCTGGCTGGTATGCTTCTTCCCAAAGCTGCTTGAGTAACAATTCCTCTTGAAAACTTGGGTTTAATTTTTTGTTTCTTAAGTTCTTTTAATACTTCATTTCTAGTAGCTTTAAAACTTGTATCTATTACTCCATCTTTACTGGTAATATTTTTTTTAGTTGCTATTTGAGAGTCTACTCTAAATATATCTTTTAAATCATATCCTTCCATTACAAATTTAGAATCTCTTATTGCTCCAACATCAGCAGTTTTTCCAAAATAAGTAGCAAATATACCGCCCAAAATTTCTCCAGCTCCTTGAGCTACAAAACCTAATACCGCCTCATCTTTAACCATTTCTGCAATTTCTTCTTCGTTTTGTAATTGCACTCCTCTAGCAACTTCGTTTGCTTCTTCTGCTGCTTTACCAGCTCCAGATCCAGCTGCAACTAAAGCAGCTCTTCCTATTCTAGAGCCTACAAGACCTCTTAAAAACTTTATGCCTCTCATGTAAGGATTGACTGAAGCTATAGCTCCACCCACAGGGCCAACATAGCCAGCCATATCTGCAAAATCTCCAGAAGTAAAAGATTTATTTTCATCTATAACAATATTTTTATTAGAAACTTCTAATCCTAAACTTGCTTGACCTTTAGGAGTTAAAGCCAAACTTCCTTTTGAGTCTCTAACAAAACCACCTGATCCAACATAATCTTTTAATACATTTTCCTTTTCAGATATAAAATTATTGTTATCGTCATAATAATCTTCAGCTACAGACAATTGCGCTCTTAAAGCATTATCTTGTATGCCTGTTTCATAATCAAAATAAACTTTGTCGTATGCTTTAGAGCCTTCCTTTTTAGCAACTACAGCTTTAGCTTTAGCCTTAGCGTCTTCTGGATTATCGGCTTTAACTCTAACTACGACTCCTTCAGCTAACTTGACATCATATATTTCCATTATGTTGCATCTATAAATATGCCAGCAGAGGATCTACCTAAATCTGTATTGCCAAGAATTATTGGACTACTAAAACTGTAATCTTTAGTATTTATAATTTTTTCTAATAAATCTTTATAGCTGCTAATAGCATCTGTTCCTACATTTCCATAAGCTGGATTTTGCATTAGTTTATATGTAGTTGAAATTGTATCTCTTTTGTCAATATTACTGGTTACTAAACTTTGTCTAGCATTTTTAAGTTTTTTTAAGATTTCTCCAGGAGGGCTAGTTAAATCTAAATCACCAAATACTCTATTAACAATATCTCTATCTGTGTCAGATATAGTTCTTCCAGATTCTTGTAATATTGCTCTAATGCTTCTTTGTTTTACTTGTTCTATCATGTTTTGAATCTTTGTTGCTGCTGATGCTTCTTTGTCATAACCTGCAAAAGCAGCTGCTTCATCTTTAAATCTTTCAAACCTGCCTGGTAATCCTGTTATTGGAACACCTTTTTGCACAGCTTCCTCAAAAAGACTAATAGTATCATTCATAATAGCGATAGACGCTTCTCCGCCTTCAAAAAATCCAACATTTGTGTTTAATTCTTTAGCCATAAGATCTAGGCCTTTTATATCAGATGGTTTTAACAAAGGCTTGACTCCAGCTATTGCTTCTTCTGATTTTCTTTGAGCTGCTAATTGTTCTTCTAACACTCTTTCTTCTGCTGCTGCGGCCGATCCTTTGCCAATGCCTTCTGCAAAGTTTCCATATTGAGTTAAACCTTTACCAATATTTCTCATTAGCCTTTGAGTATCTTTATTATTAAATATAGAATTTGAAATTTCAGCTGCTGCATCATTACTATCATCAAGTATATTTATATTTGGTAATTTGTCTTCTCCTGAACCTTTTCCAGGCTCGTCTCCAGTACCTTCTGGATTAGTAGATGTTCCTGTTATAGTCTCATCATCTGCTGCAGTTTCACCTGCTATAGCATCGCTTTCTATAGGAGTTCCTATTGCATCGTCATTTGTAGTAGGAGTTTCTTCTTTTGTTTCAACTGTAACATTATCTTCTGCTATTTTTGATAAATCTTTGCTTGCATCGTAAACTTCTGGAGCTTGATATTGAACTCCAGGAATTTGAAGTAATCTTGCTAAACCAATGTCTTCTTTTGATATATCAACATCTGGAATAAAATCTTTAACAGCTTGCCTACCTGCAGCACCACCTCCAAGTTCTCCAAAAAATCCTGCTATACCTTCAGCTATTGGGCTTGCTATATTGCCAAATTGTCTACCTACTTCCTGAGCACCATAACCAAAATCTCCAGGACTAGCAAATGTACCTCTTCTTTCTTCAAAAGATCCTCCTAGTCTTTGACTTATTCTGAAAGGTTCATCCATGTCTGCAAAATTTTCTAATATTGCAGCAACGTCTGGACTAAATTCAAAATTTCTATTATTTATTATTGAGTATAAAGTCATGCCTCCAAGCATTCCTCCTTCAACTTGCTGTTGAAAATCTCTTGGCAAATTATATATAGAATTAGTTGTTTTATCTCTTATCTGCAAATTACTTAAATCAGATGAAGTTCCAATATCTGTAATTTCTGGTAGATTGTCCTCTTCAACCACAGGTAAGTCTGAAGGCATTTGAGGAGGAATCATGTCTATATCTATACTTGGCATGTTTAAAATTTGCCTAGCTTCTTCTTCGCTTAAATTAAAAGAATAATTTGGAGAGGTTAACATTATCAATTGCTGGTCTTTTCCAAATTGAGCAGTTGCTGCTAAAAATTCTTGTAGTTCAGGCGGGACTATACTTATGTCATCTAAGTTTGGGAGCTCTGGCGGAGTTGCACCTTCTGGGAAACTTGGATTCATTGTTGTCATGCCATCTTGATTTGCAGTAACTGTAGTTTCAGGTATTTGCGGAAAAACATTAAAATTACCTTCAAACTCATTAGCTCCAGGACTTGCTACTGCTGAATTAATACTTCCGCCTAATTGAGAAACTGCTGCTTCTATATCACCCATAGCTAAATCTGGGAGCATTTCTTTTATTTCAAGAGCGTTGTAGCCTTGAGATACATAGTAACCAATTAACTCAGGGATGCTTGGCTCTGCTTGAGCAGCTCCACCATTTGCAAACATCTTTCTATTTAATACATTCATAATTAACCAGTTTGAGTGTTTCCTGTATTTTGGTTTTGATTGCCATACTGTCCGCCATAATTAGAGTAAGCATTAAAGAATGCTCCTAATCCTAATGCGCTTGGATCTTGAGGCATTCCGTATGTAGTATTAATGCTAGTTCCACCAGGTGTGTACTGAGGCATAAATCCTCGCATATAATCTACAGCCTTCATTCCTCTAAATCTATTTCTTTCATCAGCATCATACGCAGCATCTATACCACGTTGCTTCATTCCTCTGGCTGCTTCGTCAAAGCCCATTAATTCGCTTCTTTCATCTCTGCCCATTTGTTGATACATGCCACCAAGTCCGCCCATTTCTCTGCCGTAGTCGGTGTAATCTCTTGTAAGGCCGCCAATATCTCCAGATATACTTCTCATATCTCCAGCACCAGTTCTTGCTATGTCGCCTCTTCTGGCGCCTAAGCCCATCATGTCACCAGCAAATCCTCTTCTAGCACCTAACATATCTCTGCCTAATCCAGATTCAAATCCAGCAGCTCTTTCTAATGCGCCTCTGCCAAATCTTGATTCATCTATAGCTCTGCCTTGAGCTGTATCAAAACCTCTAGAACGTATACTAGATAAAGCTTCACCTAAACCTCTACCTAAAGCAGCTCTTCTTTCTTCAGCTCCAAGCTTAGCTCTAGAACCAAAAGCAGATTGACCGCCTGATTGAATGTCTCTTGCTCTTTGGCCTATGTCGGCTATCTCGCCTTGTTTGAATACGTCATCTATTGTTTGTTGTACAACTTGATTTTCAAATGGATTGTTGTAAGCAGCTGTAGAACGTGGATCAAAGCCTTGCAAAGAAGCTCTTTGAAAGTCTCTAGCTGATGGTCCTTGTCTACCAAAGCTGGACATTAAATCTCCCATACCCATTCCATACTGTTGCTCTGCTTGGGATAAATATGGTTGTTGCATTTGACCAGCTCTTCTATAACCTTCTGTAGCTTCATCAAGCAATCCTCTTCTTTCTCCTATAGTTCCCATCCCTTGTAGCAAAGTATTTTTTTGAAAGTCTAAATAAGGTTTATATCCACCAATTCCAGCATAAGCAGATTCCATTGCTCTGTTGGCAAATGGAGAAAACCCTGCTACACCTCTAGGATCAAATCTTCTGCCATAAGCTGCTTCTGCAGCTCTTCTGCCTTCACTTAATATACCTTCGTAATCTGGACTGCCGAAATAAAATTCTCTTAAACGAGGATCGCTTATTTGTTGGTTTTTTTTAATCCCTGTTACTATCGGGTTTACTGTATCTGCCATTAGATTGCCTCAAATATGTCCATCAGTTCACGCATATTTTCTACACCTTTCTTACGAGATGATTTGCCGCCTGATATTAATTCTATTCCTGATTTTGTTTTGTTTAAGTTAAAAGCGCCTGCACCTTTAGTTGCAGCAGCAGTCATTACAAACTCACCATCGCTTAACATTGCTGGTATGTCATCCGAAGTGCCAGTTCCAGGGCCTGCTGATTCTCCACCATCACGCATATCTAATTCTCTTACTGCTGCTATACCGCCTTTATTAAAGTATTGCCTGTCAATTGGGCCACCCATAGCAGCAAAGACTTCAGGTGAGAAAGACTTAGGAGCTGCTGAAAGACCAAACTCTTCTCTAGTTCCGCCTGTGCCTAAAGTATTGGCCATTGAATATCTGCCAAGCGCATCCATTGTTACTTCTGGAGTCTGTGATAATCCACCTGCTCTTTCTTCGGCTGATTTTTTCGTAGCTTTACCTAAAGCTAAGGCTAGAGCAAACATTTTAGGATCCATGCCTCCACCTTGATTATTGCCTCCAAGAAGACTTCCTAAACCTCCACCACCAAATATTTTTTCAAGAAAGCTGCCGCCTCCTCCTTTACTTAAATTTGATAATGCACTTCCTACAATATTTCCAGAATTATCCATTATTCCTGCTTCTTTTAATTCCCCAGCTGTAAAAGTTTCACCAGTAACAGAATCTACATATAAGCCTGTAGGATTTCCTGCTTCATCATATTGCATTTCAACACCAGGCTGTTGACCACCCATACCACTAAACAAGCTACCTATACCTGATCTTATTGATGGACCTATAGTTCCTCCAAAAATACCTTTTTTTCCAACAGCAGGGTTAAAGAAATTTTTTAAACGAGAAAATCTGCCAGTTGCTGCTCCACCAGCTGCGCCTGCACCACCAGCTGCGCCTGCTCCAGTCATAAAATTAAATCCTGTAGATAAAGCTCCACCAACTCCAGGTATTGCTTTTAACATTCCGCTAACAGCTGGTCCTAATCCTGGTATAAACATACTTGCTACACCCAATACAGGTGCTGCTTTCTTAGCTACTTTTTTAACTGACTTAAATGTTTTCTTAAGCCAACCAAATTCAGGTTGACCTGTGATTGGATTAATGGACATGCCATTACCAACAGTATATTCATTCGGAGAAAGGCCTGCTGCCTTCATCTCTTGCTCTATGCGTTGTCTTGTTTCTTGGGATATAACAGGTGGTACTACCATTTCGCCTTGAGCGACGTGAGCCATATACTGATCTTCGTCTCTACCTAAGCTTGCTATTCCTTGTCCTGAGTTGTCTATTCTATTCATATTACAATTTTACCCTTAATTCGCTTCGCTGTTAATATCTTCTTCTATAGATGTTAACCAAAAAACCAACAAATATCTATCTCCTTCCTCTACTGCTAGTCCTCTGTGCATGTGTGTGTAACTAGGAAATATTAGTCCGCTACCTGTAGGTAATGGCTCTATAACTCCTTTATTTAAAAATTCTGTGCCTCCGCCCTTGTAATCTCCTGTGTTTAAAGGGACTACAATACTAACATCTGAGCTGGCGTCATGGTGCCAAGCTCCTTGTTTTTTATTCTTTAAGTTGTAGTTAGCTATCTGTATATTGCCGCCTGTAACATGACGATTCCATATACTTAGTAAGATTGGATTAATAAGTGAATTAACTACGTGCATCAATGAATCGTAGAGTTCTGGGCATTTTTCACTAAGAACTATCTCTGGTATCTGTCTTAGTTCATCTTCTTCTGGATTAGGTACAAATGAAAAAGATTTTGTCATATTATCTATTTCATCTAAAAGTATTGTACAAAACTTTTTTGAAAACAAAGGAACTGTATAAACATCTTGTAAAGGTTGCTTGACAATATCTTGTAGTGGTAATTCTTCTGGATCGCCTAGACCTTGGCTTTTGTAAAATTTAATTATATTTGGAAGTGATGCTTTTGCTTTTTCTAAAGTATCTTGGTCAACAAACCAATCAGCAGGAAATCCAAGCAACAAGTTTTTTAACTTGTATTCTTCTTGTTCTATTACTTGTTTTGCCAACATATAAAAATATCCTAAAATCTAGGTTACTGTTACATTTACTGCTATATTGCCCTTTGTTATAACAGAAACAGCACCTAAAGAAGCTGTAGCTTTAAAACCATTATTGGGTGTATTAGGAGTATGTAACTGAGTCCAGCTGTTTCCTATGTAAACTTGCAACACGCCTTGAGAAGTATTCCAAATTACATCACCTTCTAAAAAGTTTAATTGCGCAATCTCTGTTTCGTTGAACTGCGGCGTTCGATTTGGGTCGAACTGTCCTAAGTTTAACTCAAGAATCCTAACTAATCTATTAAAAATTTCAGCAGACATCTCTCCCTGAGCAAGCGGGAGGCTGGTTGGTAGTAATTTTGCCATTATCTTCTGCCGTCTGGTTTAATATCTAACCTAGTAGCTCCTAGTCTCCATCCTACGTTATCGTTACCATCTGAATCGTCATCTGACTCTACTCTAAATACAGCTTGACGACTTCTTGCTCTAAGACTTATTTGTCCAGTTGATGATCCTACAGAGGATGTAGAGCTGGTTGACAAAGATTCTCCAGGATTGTTTCTAGTTTTTATAACAAGATTTACCTTACCTGAATCTGAATTAGCTAAGAATTTTAAATCTGGGAACATTCTTTGTATGTAAGCAAATTGTTCGCCTTCACCAACTTCAAAATCTGAACTTTCTATAAATACGTTAGTCATAGGGTTGCCATCATCGTTAAACCCGTCTTCTTGTTCAAACAAGTAACCGTTGTAAGTAGCTCTAGGATAGTCTTCAATACCACTATCTAACCAAGCATGTCTTTCTAATTGTCCGTAATACCAAACATTATCTTCGTAGTTATAGATAACGTATCTATCTATTTCTGTTGCGCTTGAAGAGCAATAAAACCATCCTACCTCAGATTTTTCAGTAATCGTGAAAGCATGTACTTTAAAGGATTGTTCGTAATTTATATCTCCAAATACATAATTATGAACGTTGCAAGGTAATTTTTGTACGCTACCTGTGTAAGAATAAAAATTAGTTGAAGACATCCAATAAATAGCTTGTGCTGAAGTAACAACAGCTTTAGGCCCTATAAGACCAGTACCTTCATTAATTAGGTTAACCGCAAATGTAAAAGGTGGCCCAACAAATTGCATACTATACAAAGCAGTATCAGTCCAAATAAGTATTTCTTGTCTAGATTTAGTAGCACCAATAATAGAAGAACCAGAAGATAACCTTAAATCTCCAGCAGTATTAGTAATCAATGGTTGAAACTCTAAATCATTTTCTTGGTCACTAAAAGATATAAGCATAGGATCTATAGTTCCTGTCCTTGCTCCACCTGATACTGGATCTGAACCTAATACAATTAAATGCCTATCTTTTTCAGAGGTAATAACTTGTAAGCCTACTGTTGGTACTAAATTAGCTCCAGAAATAGCTGAAAGATTTAAAGCTCTTGTTTCTAAACCATTATTTTCTACCCATCTATAAACACCTCCAGCCCTAGGATTTATTATAAGATTTTCTCCAAAATGGTCATGTGTCCAAAGTCTTAGCTGGTTAGTAGCAGATAGTGCTGTAGTAGAGCCAAAAGTACCTTCTCCCCAAGTTCCAGAACTCCATCCAGTACCAGTTATATATACATCCAAGCCTACATTTATTTGATAAACTCCATCTACTGCGGAGCCTCCGTTACCAGAATCAGAGCTGTTGGCCGTAACAATACTACCGCTAGTATCTTTTGCAACAAATGTATAGGTGTTGGTTGTAATAGAAGTAATCTGATACTCTTGGTTTAAAACATTTGCTGTTATTAAACCTCCTAAACTTACAGCGTCTGAGAAAGTAACAAAATCATTTAATACTGCACCATGAGCATTATCAGTAGCTGTTATAGTAGAGCTGCCATTAGTAGCAGAAAAAGTAACGCCATTAGTCGTAGTCTTTCGTATGGGGGTAACATCTGAGTAACTATCTCCTTCTCTTATATAATATTTAAAAGTAGTGCCTAAACCCAAATATTTTGTACCTCCTAAAGAAGTCCAAGCGTGTAAAGCCCTACCAGTTCCTAAATAAGAATTTGATCCATCTTTAGACCAACCTCCAAACTTTTCTGGCCTGCCTTTTCTAAAACGTACAAGATTTACATCAAACCAACCGCCTGTATTATCGTATTCAGTTCCTTCTCTGTTTATACCTGGATTAAATAAAATCTTGCTAAGAGGCATTTTTTATACATGCTCCCAGTCTTTACCTTCAAATAGCAAAGCTTCAGCCTCTCTACGTCTTATAAGGCCTTGTAAAACTTTTCCGCCAGCTTTGTTCCAGCGCTTAATTTGGTTTGGGACATCTTCCCAATCTTTATTGTTAATTTTCTGTAATAAAGTTGATGAATTAAAGTTTGATGGCCCAAGATTAAATACCCAAGCAACTAACGCATCAAATTCATTTTGTTTAAGATCTGTTTTAACCATATCATTTATATAGCCTTCATACTCTTCCATTTCGTGAATTAATAAATCTTCTGCTTCTTGTGTAGTTATGCACATTCCACCATGTACAGGCTTTCCTTCATATTTTGTAGAGCCATATCCAATTGTCCAAACTCCTGCTGCGCATTTATAACTTACTGCATGTCCATTTTCTACTGGACAACCTTCAAACTTTTTTATAAGTGATAAACCTTCTTGTGAAATTTTCATGTTAGTAATCTCCCCATACTTTAACTTTTTTACCACCTTCGTAGGCAACTGCGTGCCCTTCATCAATAAGCATTTGACAAATATCTTCGCCATCTTTTGTATAAGGGATGCCCAATATTCTGCCATACTTACCTTTTCCAAGTGATTTTATTTTCAATTTGCCAACACAAAGTTCTTTTAGTCTTTCTTTTGCAGCAAGCCCTAGTTTTTTTTCTGCTAGATCTCTTGTGCGTGACTCTGGTGTGTCAATGCCTGCTAATCTAACTCTTTGTTTATGTAGCTTAACGTCAAATCCTAAATCTAGAATACAATCAAAGGTATCGCCATCAACAATTCTATCTAATGTCGCGTTGTAAACAAAAGCATCTGGTGCGTTTGCCATTTATTTCTCCTTTGCTTTACCTATATTTAAAGCCAACATATCAATAAATTTGTATAGTTTGCCAACCCAAACGTCGTCTTTAGGTGTAGAAGTAGATGCTGCAATTAAGCTTGAAACAGTTACTATTGTTGTAATCCAAACTACTATATTAGTTAAAAAATCCATATTTTTCTCCTTTGTGAAAATTAATGGTCTATTGATTTTAGCAGATTATTCGTCTGGTTTGTCAATTGTTACCTTTCTATAGTAAACAACTACTTCTTTAAGTTCATTTATGTAACGTTTTAACTCTTGCATGTTATAAGCCATAAGCTCGTAATCTGGAATAGACATGGCTACAAATACTAATTGGCCTTGATCTTTTTCTACTCTTTCTAAAAACTCTTCAATGTTTTTATCAGATACTACATACCAATAGGGTTCTTTAAGATCTATCTCCCTAGGCATTATAGGTTGAACTATAGTTCTTTCTACAGGCTTGGTTAAAACTTCTATTTGTTTAGTCGGAATCAGGCTGCAACTGCAAGCCATCATCAAGATCATCAATGTTGCGACTGTCTTCTTCAATGCTATCAAATACATTTTTCGTTCCTTTGTTTACCCTGGGTTCAATAAGTCCAGGCTTAGCTGCTGCTAATTTAGTTAAATCATGCCTTTTAAATATGTCAAGGTACCTTGTCATTTCTTGTTGTATCTCTTGATTACGGCCTTGAAGCTCTAACAAACTGGTAGCTTGCAAAGCAAAATCTTTTTTTATGGTAGCAATAGTTTCTTTTTGTGTTTCTACAGCGCCTTCTAAAACTTGATTATTAGTTTTAAGAGTAATATTTTCATTGTAAAGCCAATAAGAACTAAGTCCTAAAACCAATATAATACCTATTAATACTTGTTGCATTATAATTCCTCAATAATGTAATTAAGTCCACCAGAGCTGCGATACTCTATTTCCCTGCCTTCTTCATTGCGAAATTTTAAGTGGTTTTCTTTTTGGACTATAATTTTTTTTGTAATGTGAATGGTGTCATCTGAATCACCGTACTCTTTATTAAAAGATACAGTAATTTGATATCTAATTTTAAATTTATTCCATATCCATTTAAAGATTAATAACAGAACATTTTTAAATTTACTCATTTTAATTCCAAGTATAGACTTTAAGAGCTTTTGCCTTTCCTTTAACTTTTAAGTCTTCTAAAGATTTTAACTTAAAACTACAACTTTTGGCAGTCTCATGTCCTATAAGAAAATCAACACCTGCTTCTTTAGTTCCAGACTCAAGACGTGCTGCTACATTTACGCAGTCACCAATCGCCGTATAATCAAATCTATTATCTGAACCCATATTGCCTATAACTGCAAAGCCTGTGTTTACACCAACGCCTATTTCTATACCTAAACCAGATAGCTTTACTTCATCTTGTATTTCTTTAGCGCAAAGAATTGCAGCGTCTTCGTGATTATCTAAGTCTATAGGAGCATTAAATATGGCCATCATTGCGTCACCAATATATTTATCTACCATTCCCTCATATTTTTTTACAGCGTTAGCTTGAATGGTTAGAGCTTTGTTCATAATCTCTGTTACTTCTTCTGGTTCTAATTGTTCTGACAAAGAAGTAAAGCCTCTAACATCTGTAAATAAAAATGTGCATCTTCTTCTTTCGCCACCAAGTTTTAAAAGCTCGGGGTTGTCTTGCAATTGTTTAACTTGCCTCGGATCAAGATAATGCTCAAATTGTTTTTTGATTAATTGGCGTAATTTAAACTGTTTTCTAAAGTTTAGATAAAAAGCAATAGCCCCAGTTATGAACTGTGAGATAAAAGTCCATGAAAAATCTATTAAATAACCTTTTTGGATGCTAAAAAAGCCTGAGAGCGCCGTAGTCACAAGCAAAATTACAGCAACACTTACACCCTTGGTTATACCAAAAGAGTTTATTGAGAGCCATGTGAGAGTAACAAATATCCCAAAAATTAAAATTTCTAAAGCTATTGAAAAATCTGGTATATGTGGAGAGTTTTCTATAAGAATTGACTCAGATAATGCTGCTTGAATCTTATGTGGCTCTAATAATCCAGATGGAGTTGCAATCTGTGGCATAATTCCATTTGCAGTAACACCAATAAATACAAATTTACCTGCTACATCCATTTCTTCTAAAGTTGTTTGCGGTGTATCTACCCAACTTATCCACTTGCGGCCATAATTATCTACAGGTATTGGAGCTAAACCTTTTATCACTATTTCTTCTAATCCATTATTATTAGTTTTTATAATGTATGTATTAGATCCTGCAAGTATTTTTAACACCTGCGTTCCAAATGCAGGAGACCAACCTTCAGGCGTCTTCATTAGTAATGGTATTCTTCTAACCAAGTTGTCTATATCAACTGGTGCAGATGCAATTCCTTGCGTAGCTTCTGCTTTTAATACATCTATATTCTCAACAATACCAGGTGACATATATCCACCTACGTCATCTCCAAGTATGACAGTTCCTGTAGTTGGCGGATAAGAACCGCTAGGACTTTCAAACATAGCTAGAACACTTGGTCTAAGCTCAAGAGCTGTTGCAAAGAACTTATCTCCGCCAAACCTATCTGGCTCACTAAAAGATACTACCCAGCCAACACCTATAGCACCTTCAGCTAAAATATCTAATTGTATCTGCGCTAAATCTTTTCTAGGAAATGGCCATCCTCCTCTTTTGCGAACATCATCTTCTGTGATATTAAGAGTGGTAAAGTAGCCAGATGGTTCTTGCTCTGCAACGTAAGCATCAAATATTTTTAGTTTAAGTATTTCTGTAGGCGTGCTTTGAAACACCAAAGGCAAGCTTAGTATTATAAGTATGGGTAATAATAGCTTATTCACTTTGCGTTATGGTTATATTAGAATCACCACCACCGTTAATCTTAACTACATTAGATACTCCATCCTGGATAATAATAAGTGTATAAGAGCCATTGCCGTTTAAATCTAATCTAACCGAATCATTTACTTTTCTTCTTAGACTTATTATATCACCTTGAACTAGGGTAGTTATTTGGGTATCTGGATCTTGTCCTATTCTAGTACCTGTTAAATTAATACCGCCTGCATCTGCTAATACATCTTCCTCTTCACCAATAGCCAAAGAATCTAATACATTAAGCAAGTCTTCTAAAAAGTTAGTATCAAGGTAGTTAATATCAAGCTCTGTAAACTCTAGCTCATCTTCTCCCAAGAAGTCTTCATCAAGATAGTCTATATCAAGATCATTAAAATCTAGTATGTTTGCTTTAGCGTTTTGTGATACTTCTTCAGTAAGAGTAGTTTGTCGTTTAGGCGACGTAACAATAAGCATGTTATCTATAATGTCTAATGTTAAATCTAGTATGACTGGTTTACTTGGCTTAGATTCAAAGACGCTTACAGTAGTAGCTTCAAATGGCTTATTAAGTATGACACTTCCCATAGCTGTAACTACTTCTATTTCACCACTAGATAAACCTAAAGCATCTGGTAGCAGTATAATAAGTGACCTGCCTAATTCGTCTACTGTGGCTGTAAAATCTGTGCCTCTTATAGCTATATTAGCTGTAGGAGTTTTAAGTGATATATTTTGTTTATCTATTTTGCCTAAGTTACCTGTAATGAACCTAGCTGTACCAAGCCCAAAGGTAAGGGCCATCTTTGCTTTGCTTGGGTCTGGATCATAGATGTATTCATCTATAGTTAGTTGTGAGTGTTCAGTTAGTTTTACTG